CAGCAGTCATATCTAAACTTTCAATAAAAGCACTACCTGACCAAACTAAATCACCAGCAACTACAGCGGTACCATTGTAAGTTGTAAACTTAACAGTTACAGCAGTTCTTGCAGTTAATGCAGAAAAAATATCTCCTACGATATAAGTAGTCGCTGTTGGTTGAACTGTAGCTAAACCGTCAGTCTTTAAAGACCAAGACATTTGTCCACCGATATGTTCCGCCCAACCTAAACTATCTTTTGTAGATGCGTCTGGTAAGTTTGCTTTTACGCTTAAAGAACAGTTTTTTGCGTGTGCGATAACCTCTGTTCCTACTAGGATTACGAGGTTGGTGCCATTAAATACGCTTGTTGTTGCCATTTTATTTTATTTTACTTTATGTTAATTGATTCACGAAATGATCCATTATTATTACCCTTCTAAAGATATAAGCCTCATCAACATAGTCAAATGCTGCATCATTCTTTATCATTTTTCTAGTGACTATCTTAAAATCAGGCGAAGTATTAGGATAATCTCCTACTCCAACTCCTATTATAGTAAGTAGTTCATTTGCATAGGTATCTACGCTTTTTTGACCTACTTCACCTGCTTTAAAAGTCCTATAAATTATGTCAAATTGAATAGAAACATTAAAGTTAAAACTTGTCTTGTCGCTATCCTCTGATGAAGTCTGACTGCTGATAATCAAAAAAGGTGGCTCTTGTTCGTCAGGTGCTATGGTATCATAAACCCCAAGTGAATAAGAAGCGCCAATAAGCTTATCGTAATATCCCTTTCTTATAGCGTATCCGCAGTCCTTCATTTTTTACAAATTTAACGAATAATATTTATATTATATTTTGATCTTCTTTATGTTTTCAACCATCTTGCCATAATGCCTATCGAATGCTGTAAACATAAATGAAGTTGATGGTACTCTTATTTTTCTATTGCTACTTCCTTTTCTAAACTTGGAAGCATAATCAGCTACTTCTGTGCCACTTATAAAAGTAAAAGATGGTATCCCAAAACCCCTGCCAAACCCACCTGGGCCAACACCAAATTCTTGGTATCCAGCATACTTTACCAAATGGCCTTTACTATTACTTCTATTTGGATCACCAGCAACAATTAAGGCATCCATTTCATTTAATCTATAGCTTCTAATGCTATCCCTTAAAGCACCTGTATCATAAGGAGCATTCATTTTAGCATCCTTTTCAATAGCAGCAAGTGTTTTATCTACTTCTTTAGAAACTTTCACTAATAACCTTTCTGGGGCTGTCGTAAAATAAGTTTGAAGCGATTCTAAACCCTCAAGTTTAAAGTCTATAAATGCCATTATTTCAAAGTTGAACAACCTATTAAAAAATACTGATGCTCATTACGTTCATCTATGATTGAATTAATCATATAAGTCTTTGATTTATAACTAATTACAAGAGCATTAGTAAATGTCTTTTCGCCTGTAAATCTAATTCTAAATAGTATCGTATCGTTTATGTTGTCTTTACCAGATATATTAGTCCTTGTATTTTGATCCGTTACAACTTGAGCCCAAGATGTATAATAGGTTGACAAGGTATTGACTTGACCACCTGCGCCATCAGAAACTCCTGACTTGCTTTTAAATATAATCCTTTGTCTAAATTGACTTATCATTAAATAAAGTAATTAATACGTTTATATGGTTGTACAAGCTCATATGCGGTCATTTGTAGCTCGTTTAACTTGTCGTTTGGACTCTCAGATGCCCTGAAGTCGTAAAGGTCAGAAACAAGCTTTAAAATGGCATTGTAGATGGTTTGTGGAAGCGTTGTGAATCCACAAGTATATGTAAATCTGTATTCTCGTTCAGGCATTGTAACCATATATACTTTTTTATAGGTATCACCTAGTATATAATAATCACCATTTAATGTTGCCTCAATCCAAGCATTACTAGAATAATATTCAACTTTTGTAATAGTATTTATTGGTGCGTATGGAGGTTCTATAAAGAAGTCTACATAAGCTACTACTTTTAATGTTCTAGGGGAGAATGCACTTCCTGTGTATTGCTCCAATCTTTTTTGTGCAGAGTTAATTAGGCTTTGAATCAAAGCATCATCCTCATTAAAGTCCACCCTTAAATAGTTTTTAGCATCCGCTAATGTTACAAGAGTTGCGGTTGGTTCAACTAATGTCGTAATATCTCTAACTATCTGCATATCTATATATTAAAAAGGGTAGAGGTATTTTACTCCTCTACCCTATATTAAGAAACTAATTAAGCCACGTTACCAAAGTCACCATATACGAACGCACCACCATAATAGATAGGGAACGCAATACGAGCCTCAACACGAACTGTAATTAAGTTCTGTTGGAAGTTGGTACCATCAAATTCAGAGAATTGAACGTTAATTCCAGAATGTTGCATAATTTGAGCACCTTGACTCCAATCACCAACTAAGAATTTATCAGTATCAATTGCAGTTGATCTGTAAACAGGAATACCTGCGATACTTAAAGCACCATCAGTTGTAACAACTGTAGAAGCTGGTAAAGAGTATGCAGAACCACTATTTTTAGTATTAACAATAGCAGCCCAATCAATTGGGTTAATTAATATACCTGTAGCAGAATAATTAGAACTTTCTACTTGAGCAATTGCTTGAACTAATTGTTCAACGTCAACAGTTGCAGCACCAGTTGCAGCAGAAGCAGCAACAGTTAAACCTTTAAGGTTAGGAGAAGTACCATTACCATTCAACAATTGAGCATCTTCTTGTAACAAATATCTTTCTAAAAGACGAGCTTGTAAGAAAGAAGTCATTCCTGGAACATCATCCAACATTTGACGAGAGATTTTTAAGAAACCTGCAATGTACTGAGCAGGAGCATCTTGCATAGTGATAGCCATATCAACTTGAGCTTTAGTACTACCTTCTGTTTGGTTACCGATAGTTCCAGTATCACCACTTTCATAAGGGAAAGTAAAAATACCTTGACTCATTGTACCAACTGGTAACAAGCTTCTTAAATGCACCTTACGAGAAGGATATGCATAAACTTGATTAGCATATTCACGAGGAATAGAGCCAGTCATTGATGCAGCTTCAGTCATTGTGATAGCTTTTGTATCCATTGAGAAACCTGCATTTTTTGCTTCTGCACGACCAACTTTGGCGATGCTATCAGCGTTCTTTTCAATCCCTTCAGCCAATAATTGGTTGAATGATTTAGATTCGTTTTGATTCATTTTAACACGATTGTTTTTTGCTTCTAATTTTTCCATTTCATCTTTAATAACGGTGATGTCCGCTTTTACTGCTTCAATTGCAGCGTTGCTTTCTGCTTTTGCAGATTCAAATGCTTCTTTAACTTCGGTTTTAACACCGTCAAAAGCACCTTTTACTTCTTCTAAGTTCATTAGTTGAAAATTTTAAATGATTGTAAATAATTGACAATCTCCATCTCAGCCTTGACATTCGGATTTTCGACTTCTTCCAATGCTTTCTCAAGCGGTTGTGAACCTTCGATAATTGAATCTACGTTTTCGATTTCAGATAGATATTGTTGTAATTGTTTTAGCCTCAACTCTAACAATTCAAATGTAGCATCTGTAAAATTGCCAGTTCTTAATGACTTAATCGTTTTATTGATTTCGTCTATAACCTCAGGCTTCCCTTCAGATTTTACACTTACTGTTGGAGTATTAGCATTGGCTCCCCATAAAACTGATGAGCCTTCGTACAATTTAATTTCTGTGATCTCTTTGAATTGACCTTTGTCTTGTGACTTTACAGTCTGAAATCCAATAGAGTGTTCTGTAATGTGACCTGCTTTGTATAATTCATACAAATCATTACCTAATGTAGTATTAGGTAGCTTAACTTGAGCCTTTAAACCAAAAGCATCTTCTTCCATAGAAAAAGGCTTTGCGATAGGTTTGTCAGTAGAATGGTTCATTAAATGCCATACTCTATTTTTGGCTTGTGGTCCGTTTTCTTTTAGTGTTTTAGTAAAAGCACCTGGTGTGATTATGTCACCATCACTATCTACGTTACCAAAAGCAGAATAATAAACCATAATGGTTCTACTGTTGTCTACCATATCAATGGGAGCACCTTCTACCGATTTTCTGTTATAAAAATTACTCATATTTATTTGTTTAATCAACATACACCGTGCAGCATCGGCAATTACAATTATTTATTGCTCCTCCAGATGCATCGTGTGCGTATTGCATTTCTATTACACCGTATTTAGGAGTGTTTACCATAAATGGTTGATTTACTGGTATTCTCACTCCACCAACATCAGGATTTGTTTGACTATCCAAAGCTCTGTGCCAATATCTTGGCATTCCAGTCTTTGTTGGATATTCAGCAGCTACCCATTGCTTAAGCAAAGGTATGTTAACTTTTTGTGCTGCTCCTAATGCTCCTGTACTTAAAGCTTGATGTGTTTCAGTTCGTGCTATCATTAAACTTCTTGCGTTATTTATTGATCCATCTTTTAGCAACTGAATTGCCATCTTATTTACCTCATCATTGGAAAGATTATTCTTTCTACCATATTCTATTGCTTGAGTTAATAATCTAGCAATTTCATTATCAGTAGTATTCTGTATGCCATACATTTTTGGTCCACTAATTGAAACCCAATAAGTAAGCATAAAGGCTAACCAATCATTAAATATTGAATCCACATTAAAATCTATGGAATCATCTTTTTTGTACTTGTCAAATATCTTTTGATACCTCATTGCTGTGTATCCTCCAACTCCTTCATACAAAGTTCGTAAAATATTAGAAACTTTCTCTTGACTGAAAAATGTTTTCTTAAAATTTACTACTTGTTGTGCGCCTAATTCGTGAACCAGTTGTGCAGCCTTATTGAAATCGTGTTGTAGAGCAGACTGTAATTTAGGCCTGAAATCTGTTATAGACTTCCTTGCAATCTTCTGTTGCAAATTGAATTGCTGAATTGGTTCTATAATTTTTGGCATTAAGCATTGCTTTTTGCATCAATTTTATCTAGCATTTTACCTGCGGCTATAAAAATAGCATTTAGGCCTTGTTGCGCAGAACGTTGTCTGATAGCAATAAGTCCTGCTCTATCTACATTTTTATAATCAGAGGTAAAAACATAATGGTAGTGGTCTTTGGTCATTGGATCGGCTTGGCTATTTATTCCTAAATGCCATTTACCATAAGCCTCAATACTATTTGCATCTATGTAATCATTTTCCTCTTGTGT